CACCAATATCAGAAGAACCCAGCCAAAGCACAGTATTACCAAGCATAGCAAGTGAGTTAGGTGCCTTGATACCAATGTTACCAGCTGCGTTATCCGGAGAACTGAACGGATTATTCTTATCGTCGTTATATGAGAATACCTGCCAAGAACGTTCACCGAATGTATAAAGCTTAGAACCGTTAGAGCAAAGAGCAATGGTATTATCTGGACACCATTCAGAATATGTTATGAATCCATACTTGGCGTACTCAACAGTATCTACTCTGAAGATATCATATTTCTCAGGAGTATCATCTGCAGTACCATCAATGAATTCTTTATAGAGAGTATAGTAACTATCTTGAACTTGACCATTCTTATAGGCAAGCTGTTGGTCTGTGCTCAATGTAGTCCACCAGAGAACGAATTCTGAACGCTTTACGTAGAATGCCTCGTCCTGTGAATCTTCAATTTCAAACGGATACTGATATGAACAGTAGAATGCGTCGGTACCAGCGTCGTTTACGATGAGATAACCATAAAGGTATGCAACGTGTGTAGGGTTGATAGACAAATCAGAATTAACGCGGCATGGCAACTTGATAGAACGGAAGTCCATCTGTTGGTCACCAATAGAAAGGCCGGTATTAACTGCATATACATTAACGCCATCAACGATAATCAAGTGCGGATGAGCAGAACCGTAGCCACCTGTTTCACACATGTGGCATTCAGATCCCGAGCTGTTGATGTGAGCAATTTCATTGAACGAATTGTCTTCGTTGATAAGATACAAAGAATGGTCATAGACAGCGTAAAGAACAGGACGGTTATCATATCCTCTAGATACGCGATACATACCGCGACAGATGCCAGGAATGTCTGCAGCCTTTACTTCGCCTTGAACTGTTCTCATAGCAAGTTCACATGAATGTTCTTGAATGTTCTGTCGTTCAAGAAACATATTCAATGACTCACCAAGTCCGATCTTTGCGACATTAGACTTGGTGATAGAACCTGCAATGTTCTGTATAAGTTTAACTTGTGATGCCATGATGACTCCTATTAGAATATACCAGCGCCGCCAAGTAACTCCGCCTGTGTCATTTGTGTATTGCCTTCAAAGTATTCTTCACGTTCAATGATTCGGTCAACTGCTTTAGGCGTTCTTACGTTATCCACAAGTACTCTTACTTCGGTTTCGAGTCGCTGCATTTGGGCATCATCTAGACGCGGATACTGCAATGCAAGCTTATGAGCAACAGCAACGATAAGCAACTCGACGTAGTTGTCTGGAATGAACAAGTCATCGTCAAGGTCAAACTTAATGCCTTCGTTATAGTTAATCTTAATCTTATATTCTGTGAGTCTTGCGATGTTTGGTTTCAACTGAATAAGCCATTCGCCTTCAGACTTCTGTGTGTATGTATAGACTTTAACAGAAGGACCATACTTATCGAAATCAGCAGGAGCTACATAATCAAGCTTAGTAGCAAGAAGTCCATTCTGTGTAATAATGTAAATAGAATTTAACTTCGCTACGTTGGTCAAATGTACATGTTCCCAATTGTCATAGCCAGGCGTTACCTCAAGTACATCGGTTTCGTCGTAGATATGAATTGTTTCTGCGTTATCAATGACTGTGCTATTCTGGGTCCAAGCAAGGAGGTTATCGTTATTATACTTAGCAACGATTCCCTGAAGTAATTTATAGCCCGATTCGAGAATGTCACCAGGTACTGCCTGACGACGAGGTCCCAAGTTAATTCTTGAGCAAGCTTCTATGATAATTGTTCTTGGTGAAATCATTCTTTCCCCTTTAATTCATTGTTCTCGAAATAATTAGACAAAGCAGCGCATCCTTGGGCATTTACAGCGTCATACTCTTCGCGAGTCATAATATCCTTATAAAGAGTGGTATACATACGGTCTGTATTGCAGATTAGTGGTCTATTCTCATAGATATCACACTTATTGTCTTCTGTTAGATGTTTACAGACAAGATCCCCTCTATCAAGAGAAGGATCCAACTTTCCAATTACTCTGCAACAATAAGCATGACAGTGACTACAGTTTATGGGCATTAAGTTCCTCCATCTTCTCTAGAATTGGAATGATGTTTGCTATACGTTCTCTCCATTGATGAGGCTTAGTCTTTGAGAAGAAGAAATGGACTACATCATGTGACATCTTGTTGAGGAATACGAAGTTGTCTTCATTGGAAATATCCTCATAGTGAGATTCGTCAAGGTCACAGTGGTGCAGGTTTGCCATTCTCCCGAGTTTGGCGCCGGTAATTGGATCTTTCTGCTGTTTCTTACGCATTCTATCCCTGAAGTCTTTCCATTTCTTAGTACCGCGGAACTTTGTCTTCTCTTTCTGATGACTTACTCTCTTCATTCATCGCTCCCATTTCTGAAATAAGCAAGATAAGTATCTGCAACGGAAGCAGCCTTTCTATTATCATATGTTGGGTTGGCAATAGAATGGTTCATTGCATATACAGCCAAAGCGACAGCATCACAAAGGTCAGGAGAGTGTCCAAGTATCTTCTTAACTTCTTCCTTAGGCAATAGTTGTTGCTGTCCTCTAGAATTTATTGCTACGCCTTGAGCAAGCAATTCTTCTTTGACGATATCGTTTACCCAGAATCCATTACGGACAGCGTGAGCAAGTTCAAGATACATTTCTGTTCTTGCATTTGGATAAAGGTCAGTATTAAATGCCTTCTGTGCGAAATTGACGCCTGTAATGTCAATATCCTTAGACTTAGCTACATCAAGAACGCCTGTCGAGTAACCACCAGTTCCGTCGGCAAATGCCTTTGCGTATCTGTACTGGTCTTTATATTTCTGCAAGATAGACACTTTCTCAAATGTATCGCCTTGCTGCAACTCTCTATAGTCAACCATTCCAAACTGGTCAATGACAACGAATTCATCAAAGTCTGCACCAAGACCAGACGCGTCATATCCAAGATAGTAAGATTTGACTTCACCTTTCTGTTTGACAGACGGGAACTGATTACGGAAGATAATCTGTGAGGCAACGTCTGTATCAAAGATCTCGCCTAGACATTGCTGTCTGAACAAGTTTGTTCCTTCGCCATAACGTTCTCTAAGTTCATTCTTAAATTCTTCAGAAGTAAATGGATTATCAAAGGCAGTAGCGTGAATTACCTTATCAGGATATTTCTTACAGATAGCAGAGAACCAGTTCTGCACTCTACCTAATGTAGAAGGTGAAGAAATAAGACGGACCTTTGACTGGAATTTAGAACCACGCATACGGTCACGTGCGTTGTTGTAGATTTCTTCTGTGCAGTATGCAGATTCGTCAATAGCAAGAATTGAGATTTCAGAAAGACCCAAGATAGCGTCAGGATTCTCAGCAGAGAATGCGAACAGGATGGATCCGTTAGGGAATGATAGTTCGTTGTTGCCTTTGTTCCAGTTCAAGTCAATTCCCATCTCCTGACAGCGAAGTCTTATTTCTCGAATAAGTACCAATGTCAAAGCACGGTAATTCTGTGCTATGATAATGCCACGAATGCCAGGATTCTTAAGACACTGTAGAACGAGCCAGATAGAAAGTGCGTAAGACTTTCCTGCTGAAATGCCGGTACATGCTATACGGAGGTCGTCATCGAAGTTGTCAATGGCGAACCTCTTCTGCCACTTTGATAAGCTATAGTTCATTACTCAACTACCGTAAATGTTATGTCTGTGCCGTTATTAGACTTAACAGCAACTTCTTTCTTTACTGTATTATCTGACCAGTGTTCCTTGTCTCTCTTCTGAAGTATAGAAAGTAAAGTGGACGCTGACTTGGCCGCACGCTCCTTGAGCAAGCACTTAGTCAACTCATTTCTCACGAGTGCAGTTGTGTCATTATAAAGTTCTGTCCAGACTGTCTCATCGTATGGAACTATTACTGTCCCAACGGGCGCGTTCAGTCTGCAAAGTCTATACCATTCTTCAGGAGTATTAGACGAGATAATTCCTAGACAGATTTCTCTAAGACGCTTCGCATTGCGTTTAAGGGTAGCGCCGTTCTGCACAACGATCTTCTCGTCCTGCCAGAGCTCAACGCCGTCCTTAAGAGC